CATTGGAGACAAGAGTCCCAATGTTCAGATACCAGTCGAACAACCAACTGAACGGCATAGCCTCCCAGAGGGTTTCCAGCGTGAGCCGGGTACCCATCAGCTTGTTTGCAAGCTGATCTGCTGCACGCAGCTTTCCCCACAGAGAGTCATCTCCGTTGACAAAGTAGCGATAGGCGCCTGAGAACCACAATTGGTCAGAACGACGAATTGTGAGCCGTCCCTCCACGCGTGAGTTGTAATACTCACCTCCGTGTGACAGGACCATAGCCCTGAGACCGGTTACGTAACCGAGTTCTGGACCGATAATTAAATCGGTCTTAGAAACTCTGGTATCCGTAGTGGGGGGGAAGTGGTACTTGCGACGAACGTCGCGGCCGGAATCCCGCAAATACTGTTCTATCACTGCGTTAGCAGTGAAGATAGCTTTGCAGATTTCCTGCACATCTCGTACGGTAGGCACAATGCCGAACTGTACCGCTAGATAGTCCTTCCCTGAAGCAGGGACGAACTTCTTGGCGTTACCGCTCATCATTGCCTTGCCGATAGCAAGAGGTGCAGTTGGCAAGTCCTGAAGGAGTTCCGTCAGGGCAATGCCGAGATTCGCGACCGACTTAGTCGGGATCGTCTTGTTGATAGCCAGCGAACCATAGTACCCGGAGTCAAGAGACTCAGGTACAACGGGGAACTGGCGATCGAAAGCACGCTGAGAGCTGAAACCGACGTCTGCCTGATAGGCAAACATGGTTCCGTGGAACTCAATGCCTCCAAGTGAATTGAAGGCACGAATGTTCCGATCTCCGAGAGCAGAACCCATTGTACACTTATAAGTGTCAAATGGGTGTCCGCTATCGCCCTTAGCTGAGCGGTTCCTCAGTTCCTGATCTTCGATCAGTGACTGCGGGGACTCAGCGTCAGTCAGTACACTACCTCTATAAGAGGTAGTTTCCTGGGTAAGACCGTAGCTTCGAGAATCCTCGAAGACTTCGCGGCGCATGCCATTAAACATGACTTGACCTCTATAAGAGTAATCAAAGTCACGATGGTAGCGCTTTGAAGTTTTGGTCTCACCCAATTTCAGTTCCTTTGGTTAGTAGTGATGGTAAGACGGGTCCCGTCAATATGTGGCAGGTAGGGGTACACTGTACTCCCCAAGTCGCCTAAAGCGAGGACTATCCGTCAGAAACTGTCTTTCTCAGCAGGCACGAGTGCCTGGGAGGGCCCCCTAGGG